GTTGATGTTGACCTGCCCCCCCACATAAGATTTCGGGCTTATTCCAGTTTTTAGATGTACGATGTACGTCAATTTATCGGGCGCTGGACCGCACGAATAGCAGGTGTATGCTCAACGAGCACACATACTCTCAGCGTCATGGGCTTTCGCAGTGACGTTGTATTCCACAGAATGATATGCAAATAATTTTTAAATTTATGTGTTGTGGTGGATACCTGATTGCAAGTGATACATCAACAAGAGACACGGGTTCGTTTTCAGCGGAGGATTACCAGTCCCCAGGCTATGTCCGGACTACCCGCCAGTCTGCTTGTTGATGTTTTGTTTGAGTTGATACGCGGAAAGGTTATCTAACTAGATGGCACAGCGCAATGGCGTGTGTTGGTCGCAGTGTGTATTCAGTGCTAAGCAAGCCCGAAGAATTCAATATCCACCTCGTAGGTCAACACCCCAATGACGGAAGTGTTGTCTCCAATAGTGTTACTGGAGAAGAATTGAAGCGTACCTTGAGAGATATGCTCGGGTGCTGTCACAATGTCTGATGAATTGCAGAGCTTGTCAGTGTTCTCAGTGTCGTCACCTGGTTGCCAAGTTATATCGAGGCAATCCTTAATATCGCCAAGCTGATGGGGATGATGTCGAATGACATCCCCAATAGCAGTAGGTGCGATTGCAGAAGGGTCGGGATCGACCCCAATGACTACAAACCCAGCCACAGTGTAAGCGACAGATGGTCGCCAGTGGAGGGAAATGCTTTTGACTTTGAAGAAGCGGAACGAACCAGAAATGGTTCGAGCGCGCGGGAGCCACGTGCCCATGTCTTGCCCAGACGTAAATGTGTTGGCAATCTGATAGTATTTTGCGCAGGTTGGAAATGCCGTGTTCGAAAGTGTCAGTGCGTCACTCAAGGTGACGCGAATACGATCACTATATAATGGGACAGGATTTCCAACACGACCGCGACGACGCCCTTTACCCTTTCCTGACCTACTTCGGACAGACCGTAGCTTGGACATAGACACGGTAGATGAAGGGGCCATCGGGCGATTAGCCTGGCGGCCAGGCTCCGTAAAGTAATTAAGCATACGATTAGCGCCAGTTGAGGCGCCGTCATACGCCAATTGGGCGGTGCGGTGTGCGACTTGGTTGACGAGTTGTCGGGTGACAACTCCGGCGATGGCTGCGAGACCATTTCGATTATTGCGAGTTGTTAGTGCCATGAGGCGATTGGTAGCGGTTAAAACAGTTGTAGGTTAATCAAGTATTTTAATTCCTGGTTCAAGTACTAACGCCTCACGTGGAATACACGTGGTGTTTAGCGGATCAACCGTTGCAGACTTGTAGTAGCGCTCCATTTCCAATTGTTCGTCAGGTAGGACCCCGAATGCGTAATAGTAGCTAACACGTGCCTTCGCACTTATTGTTTCGCCGATCTCGAGCTCGTTCATCTTGGTGAACACGCTCGTGTTTTTCATGACATGTTGGATGTAGCGAGCTCCGGCCTTCACCCCATTGCGCACAAACGCCTCATAAAAGGCACCTTGCACAGGGCAATCGCCGGCTTGCTTCAAGCCGCACTCTCCAACCGCGCCGAGCCACGTTTCATAGCAGTGTTGGTTCGGCATATCAATTAAACACATAGGATCCTTACGGATAACTGCTGAATGGTTTCGCATCATGCGCCAACCATTGGCAAGTTCGACGGGGTGTGTCTGGCAAAACTCGACCTGTTCGAATTCACGAACGGGAGCCTCAACGGTCATAGCAAATCCTTTGCCGCGAAACCATGTGGAAAGTCCACGCATGAACTGTTCAAGAGATTCCTCCTCCATGAACACCATGCAATCGTCACCATTGTTGGCAAGTTCCACATCTACACCACGGTGCTTTGCATAGCACCACACCATCGAACACATCAGTAAGCAGTTACCAAGCGATGTGTTAAGGTCACCCGAACACCGGGTGCCTCGCATACTAAATTTAACCATCCCATCCTCCACATACGCCACACCACGGTTATTAAGCTGTGCCTCTAACAGTGTTTTGAGACGCTTTGAACCAGGAAAAAGTGTAGTATAAAAGGTGTGTTCATACTCAAGAGCTTCGGAAGAGACATGCAAGTCAAACTTCTTCGCATCCAGGCCAACTCCGACCGGTCGCTTGAACCGTCGCCATTTGGCATGTAGAACTTCCGCTGATTTTGCGGCATTGAGTCCTTTTATCACAGTGTGGGGGGTGTGCGCACCGAACGCTTTGTTAATACTTTTGAAAAATTTCTTTTCGGTGGCTTTGAGGTAACGGCCGAGCTCTAAGTTATATCGGGTCGTTCGTGGGTTGATTACGCGGGGTGCCTTATTGACATCCTGCTTTTCCTTCTTGACAAATGTTGAAAGTTTCGAATCCTTGGGGCCTAATGGCTTCTGTGAAAGTGATCCAAGGGCGGCTAGATACATCTTGTGCTTACTTGTGCCGGCGTACCGGTCAACAACTTGTTGACGGGATAGGCGGGGCATATTCTTCGGCATCTTCTGCATCACTGTGCTGCGAAAATCTTCAAAATCCAACTTCTTGAAAGTAGAAGGTGCAACTTTCAGCGCGGGACGAAATTGACCTGGCTCTTCCTCACACAGGAAGTACCGCTCAGTCAAGGCGCGCTCGATAGTGCAAATGTTATTATGATAAACTCCCAGATTGTGTTCTGGGCCAAAACCGCGTACAACAACGAACTTACGGTTTTTGTAAGGCAGCCCATTCCCGCGCACACACAATCGACCCTCACACTCAGTTCGAACCATCTCGCGTAAGCGAGGGTCCACCTGGGTGTGAGTGCCGTGCACGGTAGTCGGGCGTCCTCAACATACAACCGGGGCGGACACATTCGGTTTCCCGAGTGCCCTCCTCAGCCATGC